ATCCTGTATACACTCCTGAATAACTTAATGTTGGCATGGATAATATAATAATCCCAGAACCACCATTACCTCCATTATAGTTAATGTTATAACCGCCACCGCCTGAGCCTGTATTGGTTGCGCCATTAGATCCAGCCTGACTTGTAGCTGCGCCAGTACCACCAATGCTTGAACCCCCTGCACCACCACTTGGGCCACTTTGTGCCCCACCACCACCGCCACCGCCATAATAAAGAGATGACCCAGTAATTGAAGAAGCTGTACCTACACCACCATTATTACCGCTTCCGGCGCCGCCTGAACCACCTCCACCACCACCTGCAATAGTATCTCCATATCCACCTGCAGTTCCTTGCCCAGATGTTCCGGCAGAACCGTTATAACCATTACTGGCGCCACCACCACCAGAACCACCAATAAAACCGTTATAGTCAGGATAAGCGCCCCCCTTACCACCACCGACCGTTGTGGTTAATCCAGTAAAAGATGAATTAGTACCACTTGAATCAAAACCACCACCAGCACCTACTGTTGCTGTATAAACTGAATTTATAACAGATGTAAAAGAGCTTGCTAAATAACCTCCAGCGCCACCTCCACCACCGCCTTGTCCACCTGAAGAATAACCACCACTACCACCGCCAGCAATTGTTAAATAAGTAATGGTATAAGGCGCTCTACTTTTAGCAGTAAACCCATACGACTTAATAGACGGTTGTCTGGCTGCTAGGAATGGCATTATTTAAACTGTGTTTGTGAGCCAAGAACCGTAAATGTGGCGTTTGCAGTTTTAATTACAGTAAATACGTATATGTCTACAGAGTTAGCATTACCACTACTTGGTGCAGTACCGCCTTGCCATTTAGGAGTAACAGCGGCTCCATCAATTTGGTAACCGTTTACATAATAAGCAGTAGCACCCTGAGTATTTAGGAATACGGTGCTAATAGATTGTCCAGTACTTATTGTGTTATTCAGGGGAATTGCTGATGTGCCGCGAATATTGATGGTTGTATTGGCAGTGGCATTACTTGTATAGTACAAAACGCCTTGAGTTACTGCGTCAAAATTAACGTTAGCCGTTGCGTTGGCAGAAGAAATAGTAACCTTTTCCTCTATAGGACCATTAAATGCAATAACTTGGTTTAAGTCTACGGTAAAGGCAGTAGCATTAGCTCCACCAGTAGCAAAGATTAAGTTGCCCGTATTATCTGCATATTGAACAAGAGAGGTCGCGGTTGTATTTCCGGCTGAAAAGTAGCTCATTTATATTGTTACCCACCGTTGTCCGCTTGCTATTGTAATAGTTACGTTATTTGAAGTTGTAATTGGACCCACTGAAAAGCCATTAGTACCGGTAGCAATCGTATAGTTAGCTGTAGCGGTTGCTTGATTTACTATAATTGCCTGACCAGAACCCCCTAAAATAGAAGTGCCTGACGGATAGGTAACAAATACGTCTTTAGTACCAGCAGTAAAGTTAGTTACTGCACCTGCATTGCTCGAAGATAAGATCGTAGTACGGGCTAAAGAAACGTTGCCAGAATAATACGTGCCAATGCCTACTTCCCAATTAGATCCAGATTGATCTGCTATGGTGTAGTAAGTTGTATTCCCGTTTCCAACTACCGCAAACGACTGATAACCGGTCTGCGCACCACCCAATACAATAGTGCCAGTACCAGTTGTAGTGGTATTTTCTTTGACGCGGTCTGCAAGAATCAGAGCCATCTAAAGCTCCTGTTTAGGCAATCCGGATAATAGCTGAAGTCGAGTCTGCTGTTGGGAAAATCACGCTAAATGTGCCGTTAGTAGCAGTCTTATCGCCACCAAAAGACAATACAGCAACAGACGTATTTGCAGTGCTGTTATAAATCAAAGCGCCAGCAGCCGTAATATTCGCATTAGTCCAAGAGCTATTCGCAAACGACATAAACGCTACGTTACCTGTAGAGGTAGGACTTGTACTAATCGTTAGTGTATTACCACCAGCGGTATAGTTTGAAGCTGAACTAGTCTGCTCATTTGTAGTCGTGTACGCGGTTGTTGCGTTTGATAAAGTTGCAGTACTCGTATACAAAGCAATCTTATATACAGGAGTAGCACCAGATGTTAAGTTTTGTTGACCAGAAAGGATTTGTACCTTAAACGAGTCTGTCATTGCTTGGGTTATTGCCATTTTATGCTCCTAAAAATTTGGTTAATTTTACTACGGTTTTCATGGGTTTACCTTGATTGATGCCTGCCCAACGCGATATGCGTCATTTCTTTCAAGTCCTGTACCCAAGCGGTTCAATTGCTGCATTGCTTCATCGTACTTGGCTTTATAGGCTACTAGTAAGTCTGTTTCGCCTTTCATGTAAGTGTACGCTTCCACTATACTGCCCCAAAGCAATGCGGGCGAGTAATTATCACCAAGCCAAGACGTACCAGCATCCACAATAGATTCTGGATAAGCGTTGTAATGAAGCTCAATACCGTAGTTTGCATCTGGTTTTGGGCCGAGCATAAAGCTCAATTCGTTAGGATCATTCAGTCTAGAACCAAATAATGCGTAGTAACGTGGCAGTCCTGTATATGTTGGATCTGGGTAGGCCGCACGAATGAAGTTAACGTCTTTGTTTAAAAGGTACTCATAAGCACCATCCCCATCAATAACCGCCATTGAATAGGTTGATAAGTAGTCGTTAGGACATCCTAGATAAACTGTAGTCGAAGAGCAATTTCCTGTAACGTTTTTACGCAAAGAAGGTATCTGTATCGTGTTATAGATACGCTGTTCTGCCTGCTGAATGAAAGTATTAATCTGCGTTGTATAGCTGACCGTACTTCCATTGGCGAGATAAGTCGCCGGAAATTGGTTTTCCGTATAGGCTTGAATCTGATCGAACAGTTCTTGGTAATTCATTAGCCCATTGGTCCTCTAGACATAACGCCTTTAGTGGCTGCACCAGTACCACGGATTTTAATACCCGAAGTTTTTACTTCATCATTCTGGCTTTTAAATACACCACCTACAGACATTTTAATATCGTCTACGCCATTACCAGCTTTAACTACCGCTGCTTTTTCGCTTACAGGGCCGCCACTCATGGTGTGTGGTTCAGCATATACAGCCGCTGCGCCAACTTCTTTGCCCATTTTCTTTGCACTAAATTTAGCCATTATCGACCTCTTTGATTTGCGGCACGGGCTAAGTTACGACCTACTGCCTTCATGTTTTTGTTTAAGCTACTTTTGTTGGCTTTTGGGCCACTCAAGATAACTTTTTTGCCGTCGTCTGGAAATACCTTAGTATCAGTTTTACCTGTCTTAGTTACTCCATCTGCTGATTTTCTAAATCCCATGTCATGCTCCTTAAGTTGTGCTAATTGTTACTGTACCAAGTTGCCCGTAACCTTTTAAGTCATCTGGCGTTAATGTGTTATCAAATCTTCTTGAACCACCTACAGGGTTCCAATTCCACTGAAACACCCTACTACCCATATCTGGGTTACCGAACCCATCAACTCCAGTGCCGCCGTTAATGTTAATCTGCAAACCACTAGTACCTGACTGCTGATAACTTACATCTGGTCTTGGATCCCGTACTGCTTGTGGGTCATTAACCGGATACATACCTAATTGCAATTGTGGCTGATCTGGATCCCAGCAACTAGGACATACCTTGATATTATATAGTTTAGTCTTTAGTACCTGTTTCTTTAATTCCTTTAGCTTATAGCGCTGACCACATCTGTCGCACTCCGCAATCGAGTTTTTTCCTGAAGCATATTTTGATGGCATTCATAACCTCAATAAAACATTTCGCGTGGTACAAATCGAATAGAAGCCTTTTCACGATCTTCATCGGCGGCTAACTGGAACTGTTCTTCATATAAAGCTTTTAACGCCATTACCCTATTTGGGTCTACTTCTGGCTTTTTCATCGCAATATAGTACGCCAATCCAGCTACCATGCAAGGTAAAAAGCGGAAAGGAATGTCTTGCTCAGTAACGCCTGTACCAGCATCTTGAAGCCGTCTTAGTCTCCAATACACAAACATATACTGGCTTCCGGGCGAATTTGGGGTAGGCCAGACATTAATGCTGGGTAAGTTGTTAGTATAGACTACTGTAGTTGCTATATGGCTTGCTGCCGTAGTACCGTTTTGGGCGCGGGCGCAGTTAATAAGTTGGTTACCACTGACGTTGGCGTAGTAAATTGTTTCTGTTTCTAGGTTAATAAACCCATTAGAAGCCAGTACAGTAGCGTCACTTACATTGATCGTTGTAGCTGAGGATGTCACATTAGCCGTTAAAACAGCCGTGGTTGGGTTTGATTGGCCTGTTTGACGGTTAATCCACACTTGTATCGGGCGCCCCTGTGCGAGCTTATTTGGCAGTGTTGAGTAGGTAGATTCAGAAATACGGCTGATATTGATGTCAATTTGGTTAGATGTACCGTTATTTGTACGAATTACTTGGTCTAAAAGGTCAATCGTATCAGTAGGGAATGGGTATGATGCTTGCCCAGTAACCATAGGGATTTGACCCTGTTCAATAGTCCAGAGGTTAATTCCACGATTTGCCCATTCAATCGTAAGTAAGTTTAAAGACCTACGGGCAGTCCGCATATCATAACCCGTGCGCAGCTCTAAGCCAGCCCGCTCAAAAGCCTCTTCAACTAAGTCGTTGAGGTCTAGGTTAAATGCAGTTGCGCCATTAGTTGTCATAGTCCCGAGGCTGCTTTCATTGCGGTAAGTTCCGCAGTTAGTCTTGCTATTGATTCGTCTCTCTCATCCAACTTCCGCATTAGACCAGAATTCATATCTGCCCAAAGAACCATATCTTTCATGCGCTCTTTGTGGTCTTCAAACATAACTTTAAATAACTTATCAGACGCCTCCATTTGGCGGTCAATAAAATCTTCTGGTTTCATTTTAAACCTTTTAATGTCTCCGCTAATCTAGCACGTTTGCCTAATTTACCGGGTTTTTTTGCCGCAGCAGCTAACTTTGATTCTGGAATAGGTTTTCCAGCTTTAGCACCAAGCGCTTTGCGTAATGATCCGGGTTTTTTAATTGCGTCTTGAATCCAATTTTTAGTAGCCATTATTTCTTCGCTGTTTTTAAAGAGTTAATAAAAGCTTGCTTAGTAGGTGCGCCTTTAGATCCGGGCTTTCTCATCTTCTCACCAGAACCAGCAGCAATCCGTTTTTTCTTCGCATTGATATTAGCGTACAAACCCACCTTACCACCTTCAGCAAACTGAGTGAAATCGGTATTATCCCTGCGTGACTTCTTTTCGCCTTTAGGCATTTTAGATGGGGATATATCGCCCATACCACGGCTAGGTCTCATACCATTTTTCCTTTGGTTTTGCCTTTAACACAACATCCATCCGCGCGAGCAGAAGCTGAAGAAACCTTACCGCCTGATTTCATACCAGTAACATTGCCCATAGTATCTACGGCAGGGATGTTCTGTTCGGTTGTACCAAACATTTCATAATCCCGTTGCTTTTCCTGACGGATGCCGCGCTCTTTATTAGCCTTGTAATAAGCCTCGCGCTTCTCTTTTTCTTTGCCAGTTTCTGTAAATGGCATGATTAGCACATCCCGCCAGATTTCATCTTAATCATTGTGCCTTTGGTCTTGCCTTTAGTAACGCAGCCATCAGCACGAGCAGATGCAGATCCACCTTTAGCTAATTTTAAAGTTGTGCCTTTACCGCCTTTATGCTCTTGCATATCGTGCTGTTTAAAAGCTTTTTTAATCATCGCCGTATCTTGGGCTTTGTCCATTTTTGTATCTTCTTTCATATCGCTTTTAGCCATACCGCCACCTTTAAATGTTTTGCCTTTATCGGCTTTGTTAAAATCCATTCCCACGGACTGTGGGATCCCTACTTTCTTAGCAAATGCTGGATTATGAGCAACTGCCGCCATAAGATTATGCTGCTTTTTAGATACGCTAGGCACGGGTTTTACCCCTTATACAACAACCATCTGCACGAGCAGAAGCTGATTTTACTTTACCGCCCGACTTATATCCAGCATCATCGTAGTCCGACGTATATGCCAAAGTATCACTCTTAACCTGTTTTAAAATATCTTTTCTAGCTAACGCATCTGGAGTAATTGATGCATTACCATGAAACCCTTTTTGTATAAATCTTGGTGCATTTTTCATCAAAGCTACTTTACGAGTAGCCGCATCAATCATAGGGTGGTCACCCTCTGCGGTTTGGAACTCAGATTTTGCTGGAACGGCTACTGGCGTTAATTTATCAGCTACTTTATCAGCAACAACTTCAGCCTTATTCTTTTTGGCGGCTTCAAAATCGTCAATAAATGAAGATCCGCCTTCAGCAAACTTTTTCTTTTTCATACAAAGCGTCCTTTAGTTTTGCCTTTAATAGCACAACCATCTGCACGTTTTGATGCTGAAGATACAGAGCCACCTTTAGCCATTTTCTTTACGGTGCCACCTTTTTTCATCGTCCTAGAAGCAGCAAGCTGCCCAGCCAAACTATCACCAAGTCCTCTACCGCGAGGAACCATTAAGCCCATAGGTCTAGCAGTTACATCAGGTCTATCCATGCCAGAAAGCATTCCCATGCCACCAGATACGCCACCTAATCCAGCTAATTGTGCTTGTGCATTTGGAGCATCTTGAAGCATTGGACCCTGACCCGCGCCCATAGGTCTAGCAACTACATCTGGTCTATCAGCTACAGCATCAGGAGTGTCTGGTACAAAAACTCGGCTATCGCCCATATCAACATAACGTCCACCAGTAGGGCCGCCATCTTCAAATTTCTTTGTCTTTTTCATTTATGACTCCAATATCCAATAATTAAACCAATAACTCCAGTGATAATACTAACTCCACCACCGATAGCCATTAACGTTTTCCAGCCACCTTTAGCTTCAGACAGGGTTTTTTCAATGTTTTGGAGCGTAGCTTTAATTTCAGCCATCTCTACTATCATTTTATCCATGTCTTCCTGCAAGTGTTGAATATTACTGGCGTGAGTAGCTAATTCTCTTGCCGTCTCAATTGGATCAATATTATTCATTAACATTTCCATCGAGCTAGACTAGCCGCTTTACGAGTAGGTCTGCCCTTTTCATCTTTCATAGGTCCGGGCATCCCAGACATACGAGCACAGAATGACTTCTTCCTAGCACCGCCTTCAGGCTGTGGAGCCTTTAGGTTAGAACCAGTAGCGGCATTGTATTTAGCTCTACCTTTGGCAGTCAGTCCAGCCCCCTTAGATACAGGAAGCTTTTCACCACGACCTATTGCTAGAGAAGGGCCTTTTTTCTTAGCCATAAAACACCGTAATAGCTGCGTTAGCTGGTAATGTTATATAAACGCCATTATCAAAACGAATACCTTCACCCGGTATTGATGTAGAAATAATAGCAGTATTAACAGTAGTATCAAGCTGTAAACGCTGTGTGCCAGTAGTGGTATTAGCGGCAGTATCGTAAAAATTAATTTGCCCCGCAGTGCCGCCGGGAGCTACTTGATAGCCTTTTACTCGTACTGGACCTGTAATAGCTTGTGCATTTGCATTTAAATGCGCCATTTTTACGTCATATTGCATCGTCATAATTAATCTCCTAAAGATTTAAGTGGGGGACGAATCCCCCTAGATTAATTAAACGTTTTGTTGACCGTTGTCAGCTACGTAGTAACGAATAGAACCAGTAACAGGGCCGCCAACAGCACCAGCAGTACCGATAGCAGAAGTAACAATAAATAAGTTAGTTGCATTAGCAATGTTACCTAAAGAAGCGCCAGCACCTGTACTACCAAGCGTAATTGCTTGACGAGTTGTTACGTTGCCATTTAATACAAATGCGCCGGGAACATTAGTACCTAAAGTAATAGGCTGTCCGGGGCCGCCACCAGTAATTGGGGTAAACCCTATGTTACAGGTAGAATTAGCGCCTGTAGATGGGTTAGCAATATTAATAGCTAGTACA